ACTGGTAGCCAATTGCAACCACCTAGCCAGGCAATGTCAAACTTTGCAACTATGCTTGGTTTGCCACAACCACAAACTGGCTTTGAGCAAGGCATTGGTAATGTTACTAAAGCGGTAGCTGGTATACCCGCAATGGGTGGTGTTGGGGGCTTAATGCAGCAGTTTGGTGGTCAGACTGCACAGGCTGTAGGCCGTGGCCTTGCTGCTCAACCAGCAGCGCAAGCAGCAAGTGCAACAGCAGGTACTGGTGCAGCTGAAACTGCCCGTAGTCAATTTGATATTCAAAACCCGTTAGCACTGCTAGGCATTAACTTAGCTGCAGGTTTGCCTGCTGGTGCTGTTGCGGCTCGAGCAGATAATGTCAGAACAGGGACTAATTACGCTAATCCGCAAACAGGGCAGTTGGTTGAATCTGCTGCACAACGTGGAGTAAATATTGATGTTGGTGATGTTGGTGGCCCAGGTGCTGGAACACTAAACAAAGCCCGTCAATTTGGCTATCAAGTTCAAGATGCAAATCAAGCAAAATCTGCTCAAGTTCGTGATTTGATTGAAAAAGTTACAGAGCAAGTCAAACCAGCATCTGTAACCGAACTTGGTGGTGAAAAAGCAGTAATTGCAAATGATCTGCGCCAGCAATATCGCAATGCTAAAGATGCTGTATCTCCAATATTTGACCGTGCTGAAAAACTAGCTGGAAATACAAAAATACCATTAAATAACACAAACACTGCAACAATCAATGTATTGGATCAATTTCCTACTACTTCAGATACGGCAGTTATCAGTAAAACTGTTGAACGTATTGATAAGCTTCTTCAATCAGGTGGTGGCTCGTATAAAGAACTTCGTGATGTTCAAAAAACAGTAGGCGCTGAATTAAGCAGGGTTGGTAAAGGTGTTCCTACTGGCTCATATAGTGAGCCTCAACAAAATGCTTTATCTCAGTTATATAAAGGGTTGGCTGATGATGTTGATGCTTGGGCTGCACCAAGAACATTAAATGGCAAGCCTGTATATACACCTGCTGGCGCTGAACACGCTAGGGCTATGGAGCAGTTTAGACAAACTGTTGTTCCATTCCGTCAAGATACAGACATTTATAAAATTGTCTCAAGCAAAACACCATCTAATGACATTGACAAAATTGCACAAAGCTTCAGCTTAACTGGCAACCCAGCGACTGCAGAATTGGCTGTTAATTTAATGTCACCCAATGGCAAGCAAGCTGCTCAATATTCTATTTTGAATGATGCTAGAAGCACTGCTATTAACGCTGATGCAGCAGCTATGCTGTCTTCACCAGCATTTACAAGAACATTAAACTTAGGTAGGGCTGAATTGCCATCTGCTCAACGAATAATTATGGGTCAAAACCCAGAAGTTATGAGTGAAGTCAATATGTTGCGTGATATTGTTGATGCAACCCGTGGTGCTGTTACCCCTAAAGTCGCACCTGCGACAGGCGTACAAGCCCTTCCTTTTATGACGGCGGCTGCTGGTTATGGGGCTGGCTCTACAATTGCCAATAAATTTGGACTTGATCCCTTTTATGGCGGCATGGCAGGAGCAGCAATTACCCCTGGATTTGCAAACCTGTTAGGTAATACTATGTCTAGCAGGGCTGGCACTCGTTACCTGCTTGGTGAGGGGCTTCAAGGTACTGGCGGCATGGCTGCACCAATGGGTCAAGCAATGAATGAGGCCACTACAAACCCAGAAAACTTCATTCCTAAATATCAAGGTCTTTTTGACATGTTTAATAATAGGTAGATTAGTATGGACTTTTCTGATATTCTTTCTGGCGGTATTTTAGGGTCGTTGCTTGGCGGCGTATTTCGTTTAGCCCCCGAGGTGCTCAAGTTCTTTGATAAAAAGAATGAGCGGGAACATGAGCTTGCCATGTTTAAACACCAGTGCGAACTGGAAACTTTGCGTGGCCAGCAGAAACTGGCCGAGATTGGCGCAGTTCGTGAAGCAGCAGTTGATGTTGGGGTCATGGACGCCTTCCAATCAGCCATAGAACAGCAAGCAACGATGGTTAAAGCTGCAGGTGGATGGGTGGCTAGTTTGTCGGCTTCTGTCCGTCCAGTGGTTACATACTGGGTGCTGTTTGTCTGGTCGTTTATACATGTATGGTTTGCATGGAATGCATGGCTTGCTGGCGCTCCACCAGTTGAAGTGTTTAAGACCATGATGACAGCAGACTTTTCTGCTTTGTTGGGAGGAACAATTAATTATTGGTTCCTTGACCGCACTTTGACTAAGCGTGGGTTATGAACTTAGAGATAGCCGCCACTCTATGTAGGCAGTTTGAGGGCTATCGTTCCAAGCCCTACTTATGTCCTGCTGGTGTGGCTACCATTGGTTACGGATCTACCTACTACGCCGACAAGCGTAAGGTAACTCTGCAAGACCCACCAATGAATCAGGAAGACGCTAATGCGCTTTTAATGATTGAGTTGGAGCATACCTATCTACCTGGTGTTTTGCGTAACTGTCCTACCCTGATTACAGATGTTCGCAAATGTAACGCCATCGTGGATTTCTGCTACAACCTTGGTATTGGGCGGCTTCAGACAAGCACGTTAAAACGTAAGATAAACGCTCAAGATTGGGAAGGCGCTCAAGAGCAACTGATGCTGTGGACTAAAGGCGGTGGCAAAGTGCTACCAGGTCTTGTTAAAAGACGATCAGCAGAAAAACTCTTAATGTCATAAAAAATACACATTGACACCGTTTAATACGTTTTATGATTAAACGGGTAGACATTCGCAATTCTCTTATACAGGACAAATTGTCGGCACTTCAAAAGATTTGCCTACCTTTTGATAATCCATATGACACAAATTTTGGATCTTGGTGGATTGCTGTTAACAATAATATGGATATTGGCTTTGCGGGGCTTGTTCGCACTGTCTCTTGGACCGATTGCGGTTATCTGTGTCGTGCAGGTGTTATTCCTTCTGCTCGTGGACAAGGTTTACAAAAAAAGTTTATTTACGTCCGAATTAGACAAGCAAAAGCTCTTGGGTGGAAATGGCTTGTAACAGATACTCGCCATAATCCTGCATCTGCAAACAGTTTGATAGCCACAGGTTTCAAAATGTTTGAACCAACTAAACCTTGGGGTTGTAAAGATACCCTTTATTGGCGAAAGAGACTGTAATGGGTTTACCAATTTACACCGATCAACAAATTATTTACGCAATTGAAAACTCTAAAACAATGCGTGAAGCAAGTATTGCACTAGGACTTGACCTGTCTGGGCTAAATAAACGCCGTAGACGAATTGAAAATAAATTAAAGATTGAGATCAAAGCTCCTCAATCTACTAATCAATATGAACATCTACAAACTGCACACACCCATCCAACTAAAAAAAATTTAGGGATGCTGAATGCAACAGTGATTGTGTTTAGTGATGCTCATTTCTGGCCAGGAATTTACTCTACAGCTTTTAAAGGTCTTTTGTGGGCGATTAGAGAACTTAAACCGAATGCGGTGATTGCTAATGGGGATATTTTTGATGGGGCAGGCATCTCACGCCACCCTCGCATAGGATGGGCTAAAGCACCATCAGTGATGGATGAGTTAAAAGCTTGTACTATTTCTATGGGATACATTGAAGAAACGGCTAAAGAGAGCCGTCACAACGTCAAATTAATCTGGCCTTTAGGTAACCATGATGCAAGGTTTGAGACATTCCTAGCAGCCAATGCACCACAGTATGAACACGTAAAAGGGTTTAGCCTGCAGGATCATTTTCCCGCTTGGGAACCATGCTGGGCGGTTTGGATCAATGAGGGAACGGTGATTAAGCACCGATTTAAAGGCGGCATCCATGCTACCCACAACAACGCTATGTGGTCGGGTAAAAACATTGTTACAGGGCATCTACACAGCTTAAAAGTAACGCCTTTTTCGGATTACAACGGCGTTAGATACGGGATTGATACGGGAACTTTGGCAGAACCCTACGGTCCACAATTTGAAGACTATACCGAACACGGTCCACTCAACTGGCGCTCTGGCTTTGCGGTTCTTACATTTGTTGATGGTCATTTGATATTGCCTGAACTTGTAACTACACACGGACCCGATTCCATTGAATTCCGAGGCCGTGTGATTAAAGTTACTCAGTAACAATTTCCACTTCATCTTCTTCAATTTCGTCTTCTTCAACTACAACTTCATCCCAGTTGCCGATCCAACCAGCTTCTTCTTGGAATTCAACAAATTCCTTCAAAGCTTCGATAACGTCAAAGTCGTTAGTTTCAACAGTCATCTTGCCATCACCTAACCAACCAAGGTTCATTTCAAATTTAAACATCTTAAACTCCTGAAACAGCAGGATTGCTGCAACATTATCGTAGCTGGTAAAAATGACAATTAAAAGACTTATTCTTTTACAAATACACCATTCGGCATTAGTGTGCCTTTTCGATTCTTAATCTGGTCATATGCTACTTGCATACAGTGAACCAAGTTAATATCTTGTAAAGCACAAAAGTTGATTAGACAAACCATTACGTCACCTACAGAGTCAATCATGACTTCACGGTCATTTTTGATTGTTGCATCACACAACTCACCAATTTCACTCACTGCTTTGAGTAATTGCGTTTCTGCTGTGCTGTTGGGGATGATTTTTCGCGCTTCAGACCAGCGGATAATCTGAAGTTCTACGTCAGCATAGCTCATTCTTTTTCCTTCAAACGCCATTCACGTTCATTACGATTGCATTTTGATTTAACAGTATTGCCAGTTAACTCTATAAAACCAAGTTGCATCATTTCATTGAGTCGCCTTGCTACTTGATTGCCATCCAGATTGGTTCTGGAGGCTATCCCATCTTTTCCTAAAGCGCCATGTTTTGCAAGGCACTCCAAGATAATTTCAATATGCTCACCAGCAAAATCAACCTTGTCGGCTGCTTCGTAACTTGTGATAGGGTCTGTATTTCTTGTTCTGGGAAACATATGTTGAAGTATTTGATTGAAGTTCATGTTTCTCTTTCAATTAATGTTAGAAATCGAGATCGTCAAACGGCTCAGGCTTTGCTTTCTTAGTTGGAGCAGATGATTGGCGCTCTTGTTTGGGACGCACTGACAAGCTGATGAAGCCTGACCCTGCCTTGCTGACCTTCTTCCAGCCAGATATCCAGTACTCTACGCCATCAATATTGATTGTGCCGCTCATGTCGGGATGCTTTTCCTCTTCCTTTTTGTCGTTTTTAAACAACGAACCCCTGTTTGTATTGTCAAATTCAGCCATTTTTTACTTTCTTTAGTGCGGAGCGTGTTGGTGCATCCAATTGATTAGAGAGGTAAACCTTTTGATCAGCCTCTAGTTCTTGTTCGTCAATCATGGCAAGAGCATCAATAGCCTTACCATTCTTGACCAACTCGGTAACGGAGGATGCCATTTCTTGCAAGAACTCCTTAATTTCTGTTGGCAGGTCATCACCAATACCGCCCCTTGGAGATATCACTGGACCAGATCCTTTAACCTTCATTCCCTCATCTGTTTTGGGAGAAGAATCAATTGCATCATGCTCAACGATTTCAAGCGCAGCAACCCACAAATACCTACGCAGGTATGTCTGTACCGCCCCAAGGTTTTGAACCTCGTGACAGCCCTTTAAAGCCGCTGTAGACATGGGGCTGGTGATAATGATCCTGTCTTCTGGCTTCTCAATGTTGATGATGCTCATACTTGCTTCATCTTTGCCGAAACTGACAATCCCTGCCAAGCCTACATCTTTGAAGATCTGTAGTGCTGGGATCAAAAAGTCACCCAGTTCAAAGTAATAGTAGTTGGCAAACTTGTTGTGGCCTGTCTTTTTCAGCTTAGAACTGTGAAATGTTTCACGGGCCAAGTTTAATTTGTTGTAGACGTTCATAATTTCTCCGTGATGTATCGGATCAAGTCATCCGATGCTTGTTTAGAATAAGGCGTTTGGGGTGTTTTTTCTAAGGCTCGATACAGAGCCAGAGAGATGCCCTGCAAGATTTCGATCTCATTCAGAAGATCTTGCTTGCTTTTCTGTTTCATTTTTGCGCCTGGTGTTTTCATTTTGTAGATTCCTCGTAAATTTT